GCTGGAGCATGATCGCCTGCTGGATCGTGTCCGGCTTGCAATGGATTCCCCCTACATCGGCGACAGTTACATGATGGACGCTCTGGCAAAGAGATGCCCGGACCTCATCGCGCAACTGAAGGCTTCGTCCCAACCGGACACAACACTCTCAACAGGAGACTTCTAATGGCAGCAGTATCTGCTTACTTCGGCAAACAAATCCTTGACTGGTCGTTTGCCGGCGCCTCCGCCACGCAGCCGGCCGCTCGCTGGGTTGGCCTCGCGGTCGGTACGCCGACGTCGACCGGCGGCTCAGAGATGGGCACGCTCACAGGCTACTCTAGGTTGACCGCCTCGTTCGGCGCCGCGGCTTCGCCGGCAGGCTCCGCTTCCAACACCGGCGCCATGACCTTCGGGCCATTCTCATCGGTCGGCTCTGTGCTTGGCTGTCAAATCTGGGACGGCTCCCCCGTCGCCTCGTCGAACATGCTGTTCTACGGAACGCTGCAGACCGCGCGCACGATCAACCCGGGTGACACACTGGCCTTCGCCGCCGGCGCCCTCATCGTCACGCTGGTATGATTACTAAGCATTCGAAGGGCCGGCAAACCGGCTACCTGATGGTCGACAACCGCCACTCCGGCGGTTTTTTGTTGGAGGCCGACACCAAGCGCTGTGCGCACTGCCCGGCGATTGTTGTCCTTAACCCCGACCGTACACGACCACGCAACCACTGCAAAAGCTGCGACAGCTACATCTGCGACAATCCCGGCTGTCACTTCGAATGCGTGCCTCTGCAGAAGGTCTTCGACGACGCCCTCGAGGCATCGGCCAAGGGCCAAACCCCCGTCATCCCCAAGCGGTTCATCTCCTAAGAAAGGATACCTTCCATGGCAAAATGGTCTGCCAACAAAGCGAACTGGACTCCCACGTCTGTCGCCGACACCACCAACTTCTCTGACAGCGGATATATGGCGCTGCAGGGCGGGTCTTCGACGCAACTGCTCTACGTCTCGGAAATCTACATGGGTGGCCTTGCCACCGTGCAGAGCCCGATGAGCATGATCGTCGCGCACGATAGTACCGTCGGTGCTACGGCGTTGACCGGCGTACTTAACGCCGCAGTCGACCCGGCAACAGCGGCGCTTGCCGCACCCCCGGCGGCCTTCTCGGCTTCCACCACCAAGCCGCAGCGGTCTGCTTCGTTGCAGATCAAGCAGCTTGCGTTCAACGCCTTCGGCGGCGTGGTGCGCTGGGCAGCACTCGAGCCATCCGACCGTATCGGCATTCTCGGCAACACCGCCTCGCTCGGCGAACTGTCGCTGTCGATGCTGGCCGGCGTTGGCACGGCAGGCGCGCTGTCCTCACATTTTACGTATGAGCCATTATAACCAGTAAAATCAATGGCTTAGCTGTCATGCTACAGAAGCTATGCGGTATCTATAAGATTACATGCACGGCTTCAGGGCAATCCTATATCGGCTCCAGCGTCAATATCATTCTACGTTGGCGTGAACACCGCAGGTTGCTGCGAAAAGGACGCCACCATAACGAGCGTCTACAAGCGGCATGGAACCAGCACAGCGAAGGCAGCTTCCAGTTCTCAATCGTTGAGGAATGTTCGCGGATGATGCTGTGGATAAGAGAGCAGCATCACCTCGATAGCTCGCGTCCGGAATACAATGTTGCCGTCAAGGTAGGAAGACGCACCAAAGATAAAATGCATCGACCGATCGATGCCGCCGCACGGGCCCGCGCCGATCTCATTACGCATTGCCCGCGCGGACACGCATATGATGAGAAGAATACCTATCGCGGCAGGACCGGCAAACGCATCTGTCGCGCCTGCAATGCGGCCAGAGCATTTGCGCTGTACTCCAAGCAGACCCCAGAGCAACGCGAGCAAGAGAAGTTGCGCATGAAAACCCAATACCAAGCCAACCGAACTGTCCGGCTTGCCAAGGCCAAAGACTATGCGCTGGTGCACAAGGCAGAAAAGCGCGCCTATGATCAGCGCCGGCGCGCCGAGATGCAGTCCTGATCGATGCTACAGCACGCAGTTCGCCGGTTTGCCACCAATTATGACGCTTCCACCACTGCGTGGCTGGCGGCTGTGGTTGCGGCAGGTGGCACGGTTTCCAATAACCGGAGCGATGTCGTCAATACCCTCATCGCCGGGCTGAAGACCGACAGCCTGTTTACCAAATTGGATCGGCTGTGGATGCTGGCCTTTGCCGACGAGGATATTTGGCAGCTAACCTACGACCTGATCGGCGTCAACGCGCTGACGAAGGTTGGCCCCGGCAGCAACCTTGGTTACGGCGGCTTCTCCGGGAACGGCTCGAGCAGCTATCTGAATTCCAACTACAACCCATCCACCAATGGCTCCGCCTACACGCTCAACAGCGCCAGCGTGGGGATCGGCGTCAAAAGCAACGTCACCACCGCGCGAATCACTTCGGGGTTTTTCGGCGGGTTCGACAGCGGTAACAACACAGTTTCGCTCACGATGTTCAGTAATTCCAGTGCGCCGCCGACCGGCACCTTCGATATAAACATCAACCAAGTCCTCGGCGGTACGCGCAGTTCGGCGACCTTAACCACCACGGCTGGGCGTTATATCGGCTCACGCACCGACGGCACATCGGCCGGCGTCAAGGTTTACTTGAACGGCACCGATGTGACCACCAGCGGCGGCTTTGTTTCCTCCGGGTTGCCCAACTGCAACATGTATATCGGCGCATCGAATTTTCGCGATACCGGCGTTTCGGTCTACGCCAATGATCGGATTTCCTTCGTCTTCTTCGGCGGCGGCTTGAGTTCCGGCGATGCCGCAGCGCTCGACGCCCGCCTCGCCACCGCGCTCGGCGCGATCAGTTCGTAGGCTGCATCATGGCATTAAGTTCAATGGGCCGGCGCTTCAAGGGCGTCTCCTTTGCCGTTCCGCCGGTCGTCACCTTTCAGGGCGCCACCCATGTCGGTGGTGGCCCCGGCAATGCGGTGAGCGGCACCTACACCATTCCCAATAATGCCGTGGTCGTTGTCGGCGGCTATGGCCGTATCGGTGGGGGCACCGGTGCCCCTAACACGCTGGCGGTCACTGTCGGATCAACTTCTTTGACACTGCAGCCGCAGACGGTTATCGATCGAGGTTATGCCTTCCAAACCGGCTTCAGTAGCGGCGTTGTTTCCCCCGGCGGAAGCCAGACGGTTCAATTGACGACTGGCTCTGCCAATAACGGGCAAGTCCGCGGCTTCTGGGTCTGGACGCTAGAAAATTTAATCAACACGTCGCCGAAGACGACATCTTCGCAATTCAACGAAAATCTCGTCGACGGCACACCGCCGACTGCGGCAGCGGTCGCGGCAGGAGATTATGGCTTCGCCATCTGCGAATTCGTCAACCTGACAGGGCAGGACTGGCAGCAGTCAACACCGCTGCCGACACACGATCCCACAACTAGCAGCGCTTATGTCGATACCGCGTATGGCATCGCCTACGCCGCTGACTGGTTCAACCTATCGGCTGGTACTCTGACCGCCAAGACAAGCAGCAACGTCAGCAGTTGCCAAAAAGCGCTGATCACCTTCGGAACAACGTAATCATGGACCCAAACCAATGCCGGTGAAATCCATGGGACGCACTTACGTGCCGGCCGATTCCTATGTCGGGCCGGGCGATATTCTGGCTGGCGCCAAAGCCTTCTACGGGGTGCGTGGCTATAACAACGCCTATGCCGCGCCGGGAACCAACCCAGCCCTGACATTAGTCGATCAGGCGGGCGGCAATTCACAGGTGTTTAATATTTTGCCCAGCGGCTCGATCGATGTGGTCGGGATTGCCGCATGGGTCGCCGCGCATTCCGTCACTACCATTCAGATCAGCAAACTCTGGGACCAGAGCAGCAACAACTGGCACTTCGATACCACTGGGACCGGTATCTGGCCGGTGCTCGTGCTCGGCACCTTGAGCGTTAACGGCCGCCCGGTCATCACCGGGCAGACCTCCGGGCATATCACCCAGACGCCCAACCTTACTTTCTCCGGAACGGCTTTCTTTTCAATGGTGGTCAACCGCACCGCGGGGACGTCGACCCAGCAGCGCCTGTATAATGTTAACGGCAATACTATTGTCGGCTGGGATAGCTCGCCCAACAAGTTTGGCGAAGTCGGCGCCGCAGCGCTTTTTACCGTCAGCGACAGTGCGCCGCATGCTCTCCAATTGTCCTTGAACGCCTTCGTGCCGGCAGCGATTCGCAACAACGGCGCCACCGCGACCAGCGGGGTTCCCGGGTCGCTTGATCGCTCCCCCTTCACCAGTTCGATGTTTGGTGACCTGAACGGCTTTGCCGCGCTTCAGCCGCAGGGCTATTGCCCGGAGCTTGGTATTTGGAATGCCAACCCCGACAGCACGGCTCAAAACCAACTCGAGGCCGCTCAGCGCGCTTGGTACGGATTTTAACCCATGTCGATAATCCCCATGGGGCGCATCTACGTGCCGCCCGGCAGTTCCTATTCAGGGCCCGGGGACCTCGGCATCGGTTCAGCAAGCGCGTTCTACAGCGTGCGTGGTTACAGCCAAGCCTATGCCTCTCCCGGCACAAATCCATGCTTGACGCTGGTTGATCAGTCAGGGGGCAATTCGCAGGTCTTTAATATTCGGCAGACCGGCGAGGTTGACGTGAAAGCAATTGCTACGTGGAAGATATTGCATTCCGTCACTACCATTCAGATCAGCAAACTGTGGGATCAGAGCGGTAACGGTCATCACTTCGACTCGACGGGAACCGGGATATGGCCAGTGCTTACGCTAAATGTGCTGAACGGTCACCCGGTGATGAGCGGGCAGGCCTCGGCTCATATTCAGAGCACCCCCAATCTGGCCCTGACTGGATTGACGTCACTGTCTATGGTGGTGAACCGCACGGCGGGGACCTCGACACTGCAGCAGCTTTACAACAACAACTCTCAATATTCCTACGGCTGGGCTGCCTCGGCCAATCAGTTTGGTGAGGTGTCTGGTGGCAGCGGGACGCTGAGCATTACCGACAGCGCGCCGCACGCCATACAGATGACCTGCGCTTTAACCAGCGGCACCTTTTATATGGACAACGGTGTGAACAACCAATTGACCTCCGCCAATCTCGGCACCTTCGACGTGACCGGCGGTGGTGTTGCCACCATGTTCAACGGCCCTAACGGCTTTGCCGCGCAGCAGGTGCAGGGCTACTGCGCGGAATTCAGCATCTGGAATATCGCCTTCAACTCCACCAAGCGCGCCCTGCTGGATACCTCACAACGCACATGGTTTGGATTCTAAATGCCCATCTATGACATGAGCCGCAACTTCTTCACCACGCAGGTGGACGAAGGGACTCCGTTTGCGCCGATCGCGGCGTGGTCGAGCAGCGGCTTGGACTATACGCCAAACTTCGATGTCAGCCTCCCTGCGGGCATGAATGATCCGACCGACGCGGCCGTGGGCGATATTGTCTTTGGCGAATACCAGATTGCAGGCGGCGACTGGTCGAACTCGCATTCTTATCTCAGCTACACCCTGACGGCGCCCGACCTTGTGGGCGGGGCCACTGTTACCGTTTCAGGCATCAGCAATTTAACCCCGGGCAACTACGACTTCCGCTTTGATCTCCAGCGCACCGTCAATTCAAGCGCGTGGTCGAACACAGTCACTATTGTGCTGATCCCGCCGACTTCGGCGGTGAAGACCCTCATCGGCAGCGCAACCACAATCGCCAGCGGCGTCCACAGCCTGTCGCAGGCCTTTACCATCCCGAATAATTGCGTGGTGGTGGTTGGTGGGTACTGGCGTATTGGTGATGAGTCTGACGCCCCGATGACGGCCTCGTGCGGTTCGACCAACCTGCCGCTGTACGTCCCGTCGGTTATCGACGGCACCTTTGCCAGCGCCTGCGGCTTTGCCTCCGGCGTGGTGACCACTGGCGGTCTTCTCAACGTGACCGTCGACTTCGGCTCTAGCACCGCAGGCCAGATTATTGGATTCTATGTCTGGACTATTACCGGTTTGACTCATACGTCGCCGAAGGCTGGCGCCTCGCAGTTGAATGGCAATCTGACCCCGCACGGAAGCAACCCGCCCTCGCAGATTACAGTTGCTGCGACCGACTTTGCCTTCGCCGTCGCCCAGCACAGCAACTTCACCACCGGCAACTTCCAGCCCTCAACGCCGCCGGCCGACAATGATCCGTCCACCAATGCGGCTTACAACACCAGTGCCTATGGCGTGGCTGTCGCCGGCGATTGGGAGATCGGCGCCAACGGCACACTGACCGTGGCCACCAACAGCAACCTAAACAACACCGCCCGTTCGGTGATCTCGTTCGATACCACGCCATAGAGGAGAGCTATGTCCTTCGGTTTAAGCGACTTCCACGATATGGGCGTGTTCGGCAATGTCTGGATACGCGCGCATAAATACGACAACAAGGGCGATACCCATCCGGGTCACCTGCATCACTTCGACCACGTCACTATTGTCATGACTGGGGGCGTCTTATGCGAGGTCGAAGGCGAGGAGCCAAAGGAATTCTGGGCGCCGACCTTTATCGTGATTGCTAAGGACAAACGGCACAAGTTCACCGCGCTCGCTGACAAGACCACCTACTACTGCGTCTTCGCCCTACGCGACAAAGAGGGTCAGGTGACCGACGTCTATACCGGAGATCATTCGCCCTATGGCGGCCGCCACCAGACACGCGCCGAGGTGGAGGCAGAACTCGCCCCCACCTGTATCGCCTGCAACGGCTGTGAGGTGGCTGACCAGTTACGCACCAAGATGGAGACTGCAATACCGTGACGATCAACCCGTTCTTCAGTAAGCGCACCGGTTGCGAGCCCGGCTTCGTCTCGCTGTCGCGCGACTATCTGTTCGTCAACCACCTCGATAACGCCTACTTCCGTTTGATACCGCAAGGAATTTACGCGCCCAGTGAACCATTGATATGGGATATTACCGACGACGCCGGTTGGCCGAATAACGCTCTGGCTCGCGGCAAGAATTTCGGCGGTGGGTTCTGGCTGCCGGACACCAGCAAGTTCGGCGGCAACGCCAACGACTACACCATCTATTGGGAGGGCGAGGCCACCTGCACCTTTGTCGGCGGTGGTTCATGGGTGGTCGATACAGACATCAACCACACCGTGAGTGTGTCGGCGCCCTTTGGCTCTACGGTATTTAGCAACCAAGGGGCATCGTCGAACTCGACGGTGCCGGCGCTTGTGCGTTGCCATAATGTCGGGCTCACGCTGACCGATATCTACAACATCTTCCTTAATACCGATCCCGGCGGGACCAATCAATGGGTGCGCAACTTCAAGCTCTATCGCACCTCCGATGCGCCTTACGTCTCGACCGACCCGCTATTTCAGGGCACCGAGGAGCGCTACCGCCGGCCCGCCAAGCAGACCTTTGTCGATGCCATGCCGGGGCATCTCCGCTTCCTGACATGGAGCGGAACCTCGTCCAGCCCGGCAATGCGCTTTACCGAGCGGTCCCTGCCAAATACGGCCAACTGGAGGATCGGTACTCGCTATGGCGTCACCGGTGGAACCGCCAACTCGATAACTGTGGCTGCGGTGGCTGGTACCCCAGCCAGCATGAAGCACGGCGAATGCTGCACCACGCGCATGACGACGGGAATTGTGTCACACGGCGGCACGCCGACGGCGATCAGTAACGCCGCCTCCGGCGTTGTCACGGCTACTGGGCATAGCTTTCAGGTGGGCGACCGCGTGGTGCATGATCTGCGCTTTGGCTCTCCAACGTACAAGCTGCACAACTTTCCCTGCACGGTAACGGCGGTGGCCAACAGCGGCGGGACATTATTGGCCCCAAATTCATTCGCCACCAATAGCGCCGCGGCTCACCCGGAAACAGTGACAGTCACACACACCGCGCACGGCCTGCCCAATGGCTGCTGGACCACCATCGCCGGGGCCACCACCTTTAATGGCATCAACCCCAACGGTTCCTTCGCCATCAATGTGATTGATGCCAATACCTACAACTACGCTGCTACGACGCCTGCGACTGGGACCGGCTCTGGCGGCGGCACCGTGGCCACGGAAACGCACAACCTCACCTATACCATCAACGTCAATACGACGTCGTTTGGCACCTATGCCAACACCAGCCCCACCCCGCGCGACTACTCTGTGCTCTATACCGATTTGCAAGTGGGCAGCGGCAACGACCGCACGGCCTACCCGGTGCAATTCCAAGATCAAACGCACGCCGCCTATTACGGCGCCTTTATGATTCAGGCGCAAGATTACAAGACCTTTTATTTCGATAAAAGCATTTCCATGCTGACCGATGGGGCTGGAAACCCGATCATGGGGGTCTGGCGCTTCGACGGTGCCGGCAGCCCGTTCTTTCAGGACGGCGGTGGTCAGCCGATCGAATACTGCGTGCAACTGGTCAACGAGATCAATGCTCTGGCCATCGAGCAGGGCCAAACGCGCCGCGTTAATATGTGGCTGAATATTCCTTATAACTGCAGCATCAATGGCATGGACTCCGATACCGATGCCAGCAACGAATACCCCGTCAATGTCTTGGGGGTCGTCATCAATGGCGCCAACAGTCTGCCCGGGCTGCTTTACGGCGCCAAGTGCGGTTATGAGTACGCCAACGAGACGTGGAATGCTGGCGGTGTCTTCTTCGGCGCCAACTATCTGGCGTTTAGAGGTATCTTCCGCTGGGTTGGCGGTACCGGCGGCGACTATGTCAGCATGCACGTCCTGCGCTCAACACTGATTATGCGTCAGTGCAAGGCGGCTTATGGCACCAATGGCTTCTGCTCTATCCTCGCCGGCCAATATGGTGCCGGCTGGTCAGGCATTGGCTTTGGCACAGGATTAAACGGTTCGCGTTGCGCCGGTGGGCCCTTCTACGACGGTGACGTGCTCAATACGTGGCATACGAGACCCATGGACAACCATGATGGCTTTTGTATCGCTCCCTATCTTGATCCCGGTGAGCCCTACCTCGACGCCACGGGTCCCGGCAGTTGGCAGGATGATGTCGAGATGTATAACGGCACCGGCGCGCATGCCGGATCACCCAACCCAACGCAGGCACTGGCCAACTTTGCGCAGAACGTCTGGCATGATGCCGGAGTTGGCGCTTCGGCCGATGCCGCCGTCAGCGTCACCGCGCAAATTGCCGCCGGCATTACACCAATGATCCTGTGCAATTACGAGGGCGGCCCGGACTGGCCGACCATTATCGGCAGCAACCTCACGGGCGCAAAAGGCATCACCACGACCGATCAACAAACCTTCATGCTGGCGACCTATCAATCCAGCCAGTATGCCACGGTGCAGACATCCGCCATCACCCAGTTCTGCGCCAACCCAAACTTCCGCAACCCATCGTTTCTGACGTGGATTGGCCGCCCTAAAGAAAATACGCGCTGGTGTTACACCGCGCCGGACCCCTACGGCAACACCTTCGTCGAGGGCGATGGCTTGCGTAACAATCCGACATGGGCAGCGATGGCCGCGCGCAATATCTCGCCCACCATCGATCGCTTCTTCGTTCCCCTGCACATCCACGCGCAAAATTAACGCCCTCGGCGCTCACAGAATGGATTTATTCGCCTATGGCCCTCACCCAATACATGATGAAGAACATACTGGATTGGGCCTTGGGCGGGGCCGCCGCGGTGCAGCCGGCCGGACAATGGCTGCAGTGGGCGACCGGAACACCTAATACCTCGGGGGCCTCAGACGGCCCCTTTTCCTCGCGCATCACCGTTTCCTTTGCCGCCATGAACTCGCCGCAGGGATCAAAGACCAATCTCGGTGCCATCACCGGCGCCACCCCCACCGTAGCAGCCACATGCCTTGGCTGGAACCTGTACGATAGCTCGGTCGGCGGCAACCGCATTGCGTTTGGTACTCTCTCGGCCTCGATCAGTTGCCGTTCCAACACCGACAACCCGTCTTTCGCTGCCGGCGCGTTGAAGATCACGCTCACCTGACATGACGGTTAAACCGGGCGGTGGTGGTACCAGTATCTCATCCGGGCTGGCACCGAACGGCTCGGACCAAGGTTTTATCTTCTCGACGCTGCCCGGCATCTTCAATACCATTGCCAACCTCAGTCAGCTTTTTAGTACCAATCCGGCAACGCTGCCGGGCGTCTTCAATGTCGCCGCCAATCTAACCTTTACCTATGACCTGCTCGGCTCGGAACAGGAACCGATCCAGCCGTATGCGCGCTACTTTCCGCAGACCGATCTTTATGCTGGCGGTTTTGCCACCGCAGCAGCATCGACGGCATGGCAGGGCACGGCCGTTCTTGCCAATATCGCCAGCCTGCTGGCAAATCCGGCGGTACAGGGTTTTGCTTTTGCCACTCTGCCGGGCGTATTCAATCTCTCGGCTAACGCCAGCAACACCAAGATAGTCACGGCCACGCTGGCCGGCATCTTTAACGTCATTGCCAATCTTAATCAGGCGGGGCAGATCACCGCCACCTTGGCGGGCATCTTTAATGTTGCCGCTAACCTGCAGCCGCAGGACCCCTTCCGCACGGTCCAGTCGACCGACTCCAGACCCTTCGTCTGGTATGCACCCGGCACACTAGTCAATCAAAGCTTCCCTGACAGCGGGCCAACGGTCCAACTGGCGTCTGTTGTCTTCGCCAGCGTTTTTAATACCGCTCCCAATCTGACCCAGCAGAGCAGCACCGCTCAGCAGGCCACGTCTGTCCTGCCCGGTGTGTTTAATCTTACGGCCAATACCAGCCTGCGCGGCTTTGTGTTTGCCACGCTGCCGGGCGTGTTCAATGTGGTGGCCGCAGCCAATGCGGCCGGCTTTGCCTTCGCCACGCTACCCGGCGTCTTTAACTTAGCGGCCAACCTTAATCAACGCGGCTTTATTAGCGCCACCCTGCCGGGTGTGTTTAATCTGTCGGCCTCCTCGGTCACGCTGTGGTCAGCGACCACGGTGCTGCCCGGTGTCTTCAGTCTCGCAGCCGATACCAGCAACACCAAGATTGCCACGTCGGTTCTTGCCGGTGTGTTTAATCTGGCAACGTCGGGATCGATCTCCAAGCTCGTCACCGCGGTTCTGCCCGGTGTCTTTAACGTCATCGCCGATACCCGTCAGCGCGGCTTTGTCTTCGCGACATTACCAGCTTCATTTGATGTTACCGCTAATGCCAATGCGGCGGGGCAAATTGCCGCCAGTCTGGCGGGTGTCTTCAGTCTGCTGACCGACGGCGCATCGATCTTGCCGTTCCGCACGGTGCAGGTCACCGACTCCGCGCTATTCCAGTGGTACACCCAGCGCAGCTACGCCTTCCCCGGCGCTTTGGAATCGCCGTTTGTTACATGGCAGGCCACCGCCGTCCTAGCCGGTGTCTTTACGCTGGCGGTCAATACCGGCGTCACCTCGGCTCTGCCTGCGGCCTTTAATCTAAGCGCCAATCTGACCAAAGCCGGTCAGGTCAGCGCCACCATCGTCGGCAACTTCAACCTTATCGCCGATACCATCCAGTCAGCCCCGTCGTCGTTCCGCACGGTCCAGTTGACCGACTCGCGGCCCTACGGCTGGTTCAAGGATGCGTCGGACGAAATTGCCGGCGCCTTGGCCAATCCGGTCACCCAGTGGCAGGCCACGGCTGTCCTTGCTGGCATCTTTAGCGTTGCCATTGGCCAGTTCTCTCAGGCGGTTCTGCCGGCGGCCTTCAATCTCTCCGCCAACTTAAGCAAGCGCAGCCAGATCAGCGCGCGGTTCTCGGCGGCGTTTACGCTTAACGGCACACTGCTCTCGCCGGCCGACTTTAACTTCCGCACGGTGCAAGTCACCGACTCGCGCTCGTTCCGCTGGCACAGCGATCTCTCCGGTCAGCGCCCGGGTCTGCTCGGCACCACGCAGGTTACAACGTGGCAAGCCACCTCGGTCTTGGCGGCGGCGTTCAATCTCAGTGCGGCGACCTTCTTTGCATGGCAGGCCACGGCTCGCCTTGCTGGCATATTCAGTCTAGCGGCCAATCTCAACCCGCAAGACACACAGCGCACCGTCCAGATCACCGACTCGCGGGTCTTCGGCTACTACAAAGACCTTTCCGGTCAGCGCCCGGGTTATCTAGCACCATTCATCCCGGCGCTGTCGCAGATCAGCGCCATCCTGACGGCGGCGTTTAACGTCAACGCCTTCCCCGGCTTAAACTTCCTCGCCCGCGCCACATTGCGGGTGAGCGCGGCGATGGCGCCGCTGTTGGTCGTCCCGTCCAAGACGATCAATGCCAGCCTGTCTGCGGTCTTTAATCTCGCCGCCAATGCGACGAATACCAAGCAGATCAGCGCGCGGCTGACCGGCGTCTTTAGCCTGTCGGGTGCCTTCCGCACCGCATGGCAGGCGCAAGCGCAACTCGACGGCGTCTTTAATTGGATCGCCACCGAGCGCTTCTTCTCCCCGGGCATACGCGCAACCTTTGCCGCCCAGTTCGGCCTTGCTGCGTCGATGTTCCAGTTCGATGCCGGCAATGGTCCGAAACAGGGCGGCGGCTCCTCGCGCTACGTCGGCAACCAATACGGCTGGATCGGGGAGATGCCCGATCCGCAGCGGGGATCGAGCACGATCCCGCGCCGCAAGCGGATCACGACACCCAATCTTCCGCCGGAAGCCTTCCTGCCGCCGCCGGTCGAGTTGCCGGATATCCCGCCGTCAACTCCGTTTACCATCCGCCGCCCGCCGATCACGCCGTTCCAGTCGCCATTGGCCGATCATGCCAGCGATCTCGAGCGCACCATCATGCAAGCGCATGCCGGGGTCGACGATCGCGATGCCATGGATGTGCTGCATAGCCTGCTGAGCCAGCAGAACCCGATTGCTCCGCCGGATGCTCCGATGGAGCCAGCGCCAGCCCCGGCTGCGCCAACGCCACCCGTGTCGCCAACACCAGCCGACGCGCACAACGCCATGGACGAACAAGATGCCATGGCGATCCTGAAACATCTCAAGCTCGTTTAACCCGCACATCATCGGAGAGAATTTGTGTCGGAGGACCCCATCCTGCGGCTGGCGCAGCAACGCGCCATCACCAACTCGGCCGACATTGAAGCACAACTGTCGGTTGTCCAAGGCTGTCGACCGGTTCTGGCCATTCTGGTCAAGGCCCGGCAGAAGGCCGCCGCCGCATTAACGGCGCTGGCCTTCATCGACGTCGATAAACCCAAAGACATCCAAGCGCTGCAGAACGAGGTGCGTCGTTACGACGACCTTGTGCGCTTTGTCGATGAAATCGTCCGCGAAGGCATTCAGGCCGACGCTGAAATCACCGCCCAAGACCGCGAAGAAATGATCGACCTGCTGTCCCAAACACCCGAGGGCCAGCAAGAGGCGGAGCAACTGGGGCTGATCGATCAAGTCCCTCACGATGCTTAAAGGAGCATTTATTCCATGCCGACCAGTGACGTAATGAAGGCAGCCAAGTCCGCGCAGGTGCGGGAATCAATTGATCGTGGGGGCCGTTCCCCCGATGCCGACGCCAACCGCGAGGCCAATGCCGCCGCGCTGGATGTGGCCGACGATAACAACCAGCCGATGGATGAGCCGGGCCAACCGCCGCAACGCCAGCAGCAGGTCGATGAAGACAGCGCGGCACCGCCGCCTCGGCGCATGACCGCCTTTGACGAACGCAGGGCCAAGATCATCGCCGGCTTTAAAGATCAGCGCGAGGTCGACGCCGAAGATAACGACGCCGATGCCGCCGAGATCAAGCGCCTCACCAGAGACGGCATGCCGCCGGAACTGGTGCCGCTGGAGAACGATGAAGACGCCCCGGTTGAGGGCGTGGTGGCCGATGCTCCGGTGGAGCAGGAGGCCGCCCCCGAGACATCCCCCGAGGCACCCGCCAAGAGAAAACTTAAGGTGCGCGGGCAAGAATTGGAAGTCACCGACGAAGAACTCCTCGCGTATGCCCAGAAGGGCGCCGCCGGTGACGACTACCTGAATGAAGCGAAGAACAAGCTCAAAGAGGTCGATGACCTGCTTCGCTCCACCAAGACAAGGGCCGTTAATCCGGGCCAGAGCGGCGAACACCACGCCGGTCAACCCACGGATCAGTCCGAGACTGACGCTTCCAATCAAGGCGAGGGCGACGAACACAACGTCGATCCTTTCGTCAAGATGGTGGAATCCGTGCAACTCGGCACGCCTGAAGAAGCAGCTACCCAGATGCGGCAAACAGTCAATGACACCGCAAAGGCAGCCGCTCGGGACGCGCTTAACAGCGAACGCATCAGAGATGAGGCGGCTCGCTCGCATCGCGCCCTGAAAGATTTTTCAGACGCCAACAAGGACTTGGCAAACGATCACCTCGCGCACGCGGTCATGGAGCGCAAGCTCTACGACCTGCAGATCGAGGATATCCGAGCCCTTGGCATCGACGACGACAAGCTACCCAAGACTCCACTCGACATCGCCAACTGGCATGTCTGGTACCGCGCCAATGGCTACAAGGTCCGGAACATCCCCGAACTCTTGAACAAGGCCAAAGACGACTACTTGGAGTGGAAAGGCGTCCCGAAAGCCAAGCCACCATCTGATGAGCCGGCCGCCCGTACCGCTGCCCCGCGCGTCGAAGTTACTGTCGACCGCAGCCAGCGCCGCGCTGCCATTCAACCACAACCCAGTCGCTCTGCCACCCATGCTCGCCCCACCCAGAACCAAGTCGCGCCACCGCGTGACCGCTCTGAAGTGGTGCAGCAAATGATTGCCAACCGGGCCAAGCCCCGCGGCAAGACATTGGGCGTGTAGCAGCGACACCCACCCTGAAAGGATTAGCCAATGGCTGGTCAACTCTGGGCGGTCCCTGCAGAAGGCGGGTTCATGTACTCGGACGAACTGTCCGACGTGCTCCGCCAGCAGGTTCAACCGCTCACCAAGTTCAGGCAGCTTTGCGATGCCGAAGACGGCACCAAGAAGGGCCTGAACCGAGGTGATAAATATAATTGGGACGTATATTCGAACGTCGGCACGCAAGGCCGTCGTCTCGATGAAAGCGCGCCAATTCCCGAGACAGGCTTCACCATCGCACAGCGTCAATTGACGGTCTACGAGGCTGGCAACAGCGTTCCGTACACCGGCAAGTTGCTGTCGCTCGCCAAGCATCAAGTGGCGGCGATCATCGACAAGACGCTGAAGGACGACGCGCGGAAATACTTCGACATCGAGGCATTCCTGCAGTTCAAGCAGACCCAGCTTCGCTTCAATGCGGCGTCGGGTACGTCCACGACAGCGATCACGCTCGACACCAACGGTACCTGCACGACGACCAACTCCGTCGCGCTCGGCACCGGCCATGTCAAAGCGGCCGTCGACACCATGAAAGAGCGTAACATTCCGCCGTATACGGCCGATGACTACGTCGTCATGTCCCACCCGTCAACCTTCCGCGGATTGAAGAATTCGCTGGAAGGCATTCACCAGTACACCGAAACCGGCCTCGCCCAGATTTTCAACGGCGAGATCGGGCGTTACGAGTCGTGCCGGTTCGTCGAGCAGACCTTCATCCCGAAGGGCGGCGCGACTGATACATCCGGCACCACTTACGATCCATGGTCGGGAACCGCTGCCGCTTGGGCAGGGGCATTCTCATCGTGGGCGTTCTTCATGGGCGGCGATACCGTCACTGAGGCCGTCTGCGTGCCTGAGGAAATCCGCGCGAAAATCCCCGGCGACTTCGGTCGTTCGCGGGGTATCGCTTGGTACTACCTCGGTGGCTTTGGCATCGTCCACACTGATGCGACCAATTCTCGCATCATGATGTGGGACTCGGCGCACTAATCGGCAGACAGGAAAGGACAACACCACCATGTCTTACGAGAGCGCAGACCTTCAAACATACGTCTTCAACGACGCTACGTTTGGCGCCACCACCGTCACGCACCGTATCATCGGCCCGCGTGGCAAAGTCGGCTTCGTTCGCGATATCGAAGTTGACGTCACAACCTCACTCGTGGGAACGACTTCGGTCCCCGAGATTCAGATCGGCACGGCTTCGGCGGACGCGACCTACTGTCGCTTCCGTCTCGGCACGACCACGATCGCAGGCTACACAGCCTCGATTGCCTACAAGGCATCGCAGATCGTCGGCGGCACCGGAAACGGTCCTCCGCGCGTTGCGACTGACTTCACCAGCCACGTCGTGCTTGACGGCGGTCCCCTCGGGACCTCCGGCTCGGCCGGCGGCGGTTCGTGGACCACGGTCAATCCGGCGGGACGCATCCCGAAGGATACCGCTGCGACCATCACCTGCCTTGCAGGTGTCGGCGCGGCGGCTGGCGGCGGCACCATTCGTGTCACCATCCAGTGGGTCGGTCAGAACACGCCGTAACCACAGAGGGCTCCGGTTTACCCCGGGGCCCTTTCAACATCAGGAGAGACCCGATGCGGGGCTTTGGCTTCTTCTTCGGTAACCACAAGCGGAACGACCCGTACCGTCTCACCCCAAAGAACGATGGCGAGCGCCGTATGAGCGACGCCACCGGCGATGCGGGGCAGGACGGCTACACCGTTCTCTCCAAGGCCGACCCCGATCGGGCCGGTTCCCCTCCCTCGGTTGGTGGGTACTCTGAGCATCAGGGTCCCGACCAATCATTCGAACAGTAGAAAGGAACAGCCCCATGGCTGAACCAATGACCAAAGGCAATGCTGGCTACATCAGCGATGCTCTTGCGAACGGCGATGCCGACAATCCGTCGGAAGATTGCCGCAAGAAAAAGGGCATCGGCCGTGGTCAGACCATCATGTCTGACTACGCACTCGACAACGTCGAATTGGCGTTCTCGGTGCCGGATGCGACTGGCGGCAAGATGGGTGGGTCAACCACCAATCTTGCGCACTCGCTCCGCGGCGCATCGGCTGTCGATGACTAATCGATAGCCTTCTAACGACAGGGCCCCGGGGAAACCCGGGGCCTTTTGATTCCAACCAGCGAAACGAGGTTATCATGGCTACCAAGACAGATACTCCGGTCGTGCTGCGGCTCGATCGTTCCAAGCAATACTCCAGCGTGCATGGAGATCGCAATCTCGACGACCCGCACGGCAATGTCAGTTTCATTCAAGACGGGCTTCCCTACGATGCCGAGGGCCTGTTGGTGCTCGACGACGGCAAGGATGCACCATGGGATGTTGTTATCGACAATGTCCGCGTGCGCCATCACCCGCTCTACAACACGGCAATGCGCGCCAAGGTCCAGCGCAAGATCGAGCGCATCAAGAAGGGCCTGCCCAAGGACGAGGTCATCGA